TTAATTCAAAATTCATAACATTACTCCTTAATTAATTTTTTGTTTATCATAAATCGCTTTAGCTTCAATCAAACTTTCTAAAGTACGTTTACAGTAGTCCACTTTTTCCAATTCTTCACGATTGAAAAAACTTAATTGACTTTGACTTTCAAAGATAATTTGTTCTTCATTTCTGATGATCCAATTGATAGCGTTCATGATATTTTGTTTGTTCACATCTAATTTAGCAGCCATTATTTCACTCCATCAAAATTATTTTCAATTTGTTGTAATGCCCACTCAATCATTGTTTGTAAATGTTCTTCACGACTTACAGTTTCAGTCCACTCGTTGTTATCATCTCTAATTATGTGGTGATATTCTGTCTCTTGATTTCCAACAGTTGTTCCTAATGTCGTATAAATATCTTGTATAACTTCCTTCTGTTTTTCTCTCATTTTTTACACTCTCACTTTACTATTCTTTTCTTTTAGTTCTACAATTCGATTTAATTCCAATTCCATACATGCAATAGAAATATCAGGACTTACTTCAGGAAAGTTTTCTTTAAATACATCAGGTGCAACATTTAGAAGTAAATTCCCTTTAACATCTTTCACATTGAACCAACCTACTACACTTTTTGTAATTACTACTTGTTGCTGCATTCTTATCCCTCCTACTTTGTGCTAAGTAATTTCTTAATATTAATCTGTTTTAAATCATTGTTGTGTATATCCATGTGAGATGTGATTTTCTCCATAAATTCATCAACATCAGATTTCTTGAATCGGTATGTGCTGCCTACCATGTAATACTTCATACCGTTATTAATAAGTAGTTCCTCAATCGTTGGTTTACTTAAATTTAGGTATTCAGCTAATTCTTTGTAGGTCATGAAGAATTTTTCTCTTGCCAATTCATCTACACGTTGATTAATTGCTTGCTCTAATAAAACACGTGCTTCATCTTCATCAATATTAATGTTGAACATTAGTTAAGCCTCCTTTTTATTAAGAGATTCTATTCCCAAAAAAACATTAGGGGTAACTTTTAAATAATCACATAATTTCAAAATAATAGGTAAACTAGGATTTTTAGTTTTTTCATAATACAAACCATATAATGTTGTTTTTGCTATTCCTGTGTCTTCATTAACCTTTGCTATTGACAATTTATTGATAGCAATCAATATACGAAAATTATTTTTCACACTTTTCACTCCTTTATAACAGACAATTGTTATATTTTTTCGATATCTGTTATTAATAGCATTGTATGCTTTTTAATAACAAATGTCAATACTCAAAACTATATTAGTGAAGTCTGTCTTTTTTTAGCGTTATATAGTAATATATCGGTATAAATATTTGGAGGTAAAATTATGATACAAAGTAGACTTTCTGTATTAATGGCTGAAAGAGGTTTGAAAATCTCAGATTTATATGAGGAAACTGGTATTTCAAAAACTACATTAATGGCAATAGCTGAAAACACTGGTAAAGGAGTTCAGTTTGATACTGTTGATAAATTGTGTAATTTTTTAGGTGTCACTCCATGTGAATTTTTCGATTATGCTCCATATATAGTTGAAACCAAAAAAAGTAATTTTAGCGAAGGTCACATAGATGGATTTGAAATCAGAATAAAAAAACAACATTATGAAAAATATTTCAATCTAGATATATTTGTTCATAGTGGAGATTCGTATGATATACCTTTAAAAAAAGGAGAGTTTGATTATTACATCGCTTTAGTATTACAAAGATCAGATCATTACACTGAAAATGAATTTTATACGTTTCTTTCCGATATGAGCATTTCGTTCCGAACAGAATTCATCAACAAACTAATCACAAAAGTTAAATCACAATTAAAAGACTTGGTTATAAATAAACAATCTTCCGAACTTATAGGTGGTTACACGACTACTCAATTTCAATTAAATGATTATATCGCTTTGAAATTATTTGTAGATAGTGAATTTGAAACCTTAAAAAAATTCCGTATTAAGTAGGTGTCTCTATGGCAAGCTATGACCAAATCGCTAAAAATAACTGGCGTTATCGTATTTCACTAGGAAAAAATACAGAAACTGGAAAATATGAATATATCTCTAAGACTGGATTTAAACGTAAATCAGACGCTAAACATCAAGCTGAAATGATAGAGCGACAATTAAGAAATGGTGAATATATCGCACCTTCTTCCAGTACATTTAAGCAGGTAGCTGATGATTGGATTAAACAGTATGCTAATGATGTGAAAGTAAGTACTGTCAGAGCACGTGAGAAAGCCATACAGCATGCCATAGAGTGCTTTAATACTAAACCAATACAAACTATCAAGAAACATGAATATCAACGTTTTGTGAACGATATGAGCGCACAGTATAGTAAGAATTATGTTGATAGTATTGTCGCCTCTACAAATATGATATTTAAGTACGCACATGATATGAAATTAATAAAAACATTGCCTAGTGAGGATATAAAACGACCTAAAAAGAAAGTAAGTGTAGAAGAATTAGAGGATAGCGAGATACATAAAAAATTTCTTGAAAAAGATGAATTATTTCAATTCCTAGAGGTTGCTAAAAACCATCATTCACCACGGAATAGCTTTGAAGTATTTACCACATTGGCATATACAGGTATGCGAGCAGGTGAACTATTAGCATTAAAATGGTCTGATATAGACTTTGAGAATAACACAATTAGTATTACCAAGACTTATTACAATCCGAATAATAATAAAAAGCATTATCAGATACTTACACCGAAAACTGAAAGCTCAATCGGTAAAATCTCAGTAGATCCTCATGTGATTCAACTACTCAAAGATTATAAAGTAAATGTTCAGGACACTTGGAAAAATGGATTATATGTAGATAATAATTTTGTATTTACTGATGTGAATGGGTATCCACTTGTGATAAAAAAACTATCCACATGGATTCAAGCAATTATGAAAAAGACTGATATTACTAATAAACATATAAGTACACACTCATTCCGTCATACACATTGTGCGTTACTAATTGAAGCTGGTGTACATATCAAAGAAATACAAGAAAGACTACGCCATAAAGATATAAATACCACAATGAACATCTATGCTAAAATTACTAACTCATACAAAAAAGACGCTTCCCAAAAGTTTAGTAAACTCATGGAAAACGTCAGCAAAGAATTATTTTAGAATTTTTATGTCATTATTATGTCACAAAGAATAACCAAACGCCTTTGAACCAACGTTTATTGGCGTTTTTACATCATACCTGGCATTAAGTACACCTAAAAATACTATGAAATAACTCTTAACAATCCCTATTTAAAGCCGTTTCCGTAATTTGATTATACCATATTTTTTAGTTTTTCCAATTCATTATGTCATAATTATGTCACGAAAACTCTAAATAAAAGATGTCGCTGCCCTTAATTACCACAGTTGATTTACCAACAAATACATAGTTTGCTTCTTCATAAATTTTCAAAACTTGTAGGTTATCTATTTTAACAGTTGTTACTCTTTCAGAATGTGGATATGAATATTTAACTTCTTTTAATTCTTTAACTTCTACATACTCATTATTTCTTAAATGGATAAAACAATTCATCATAAACCCTCCTTATATACATATATAATTATACACTCTTTAAACTATAAATAAAAGTTATCATATATACTATTATCTATAACTTTATGTTATAATAAAAGTGTATCAAAAATATTTTAATTGATACACAGCAACCGTTTTGTAGTTATTGTCCTGTGTTGATTGTTTATAAATATTTTTGGTCTTGATAGTTTTATCCTACTTAAATTATCAAAATTTATTTTTTTCTTTTTTTTGCTATGTACAAAAAATCTTACAATCGGAATGTCTGAAACGTCACATTTATTTGTGGCGTTTTTTTTAATATACTCATACATAAAATAATTTCTCACTGCAACACAGAGCCTCTCTCAGCGTCAAAAAAAGCCCTATTTTTCATAATAAGGCTTTAATCACTAACTTCTGCAAAGATCGTTAATGTTTGATTCATTCCATTATCATTAGTAACTGATACTATATTATAATCTTTTCCATTATATCTAACATATTGGCGTGGATTAATTCCTTTTCTATATCGAATAATGAAACGGACATTTTCTTTATTTGCTGTAAGCCTCCATTGTTGAAATTCATTCCCTTTCATCGTTTTAACATCTGCCCAAGGTGTAGCAATTACAACTTTAGTTGAGCCAAATGCCTCAGGTCCATCATTTTCCTGTTCTTCTAAAATTTCTATTTTATTTCTATAATGATATGCCATTGGTTATCCTCCTTTTTTAATTTACTCGACGTCGACTAGTTTGGTATTTCGAAACCACTTCCCTAAATCAGCAATGTGGTTTACATTGCTCTTAGGAAACTTTCATAGTTATCAAATAAGCCTACATATGCATCTAACATGGACGCTGTACCGTCAATACGTCTTTTAGGTGACTGATTCTTAACGGGTACAATGTTTCCGTTTCTATCTGTTTCAATTCCTGTATTTGTTAAGCACCATTTTAATATAGGATGGTTATTATAATTAATCTTTTTCTTTTGCAGGTCTGCCCCCATATTCTGCATTGGTAAGCTAAGCGTCTTAGCCCCCTGTGGCGTTCTAATCATTTTAAATCCGTGTGCTTCCATTTCATCTACCCAGTATCTTGCTGAATAGTTATCATAATATATCCATAGTGGCGTTATATCACACTCATTCACCATTTCTTTAAACCATTCTGTAATGTCGCTATAATCAATCGTATTGCCACTACATAAGCGTAATAGCCCCTGTTCGTGCCATTTGTCATAAGGTATTTTGTCCTCTTCTACACGCTTACGCAAATTGTCCTCAGGTAGCCAGTACATTTGATGAATATATCGCTGCTCAGTTTGTGGATCTAAGAATAATAATGTGGCACAACTTAGGTCGGTTGTAATACTTAAATCTGCCCCACCTATCGCATATGTGCCTTTAAATTGTGATAAATCAAATGTATCTTCATTATTAATATCATCAAATGTGAGCCATGCTTTATTGGTCGTTTCACGTATGTTGAAATCTTTTGTAAGTATTCCTGTTAAGTCATTAGGATTATTTTTAGCACGTGACACTTTACGTTCTAAGTCCTCAACCTTCTTAGATATATGAAGTGAAGGATTAGCCTTTTGCCAACACTCAGGATTTTTATATTCTTCCTTATCATCAAGTTCATACATGATTGGTAAAAAGTTATCATCTTTAAAATTACCGTCTACCACATTACACGCATACTCATATAAGTCATCAAAGATTGTACCCCTATTTGTTCCAGCTGTTGTTATCATGATGAGTAATGGCTGTGTACGTGCTGACTGTGATTGTTTCATTACTTCATATAAGTTTCTATCTTGAATAGAGTGTAATTCATCAATCACAACTAAATGAGCGTTTAAACCGTCTAATGAATTGGAGTTTTTGCCTAGTGATTGCATTTTGCTAAAGTTATGTGGAAAATATAAATCAGCTTTACGCTTACGGATATTTCTATTTAAATCAGGACTTTGCATAATCATCTCATGTGATTGGTCGAATAAGATGTTTGCTTGATCCTTTTTACTAGCCACAGAATAAACTTCTGCCCCACTTTCCCCGTCTGCAATCATCATATATAAAGCGATTGCTGATAACATGGTCGTCTTACCATTCTTACGCCCTACAAAGAAAAATGATTCAGTATAGCGTCTGTGACCTGTTTCTTTATCTATAAATCCAAATAGAGCCGATATATACGCCTTTTGAAATAGTGCTAGTTTTAATGGCTTGCCAGCTAGTTCACCTTTAGAATGTCTACAAAATGATTCTATAAACTGGATAGGTCGCTGTGCTTTAGCTTCATCATACACATACTTAGGGTGGTAGTTCATATCTTCAATGAGTTTCTCATACTGCTTATAGATACGCTTTGATACAGTCACACGCCCCTCTTTCATCTCTTGCCAATATTCTAAGATGTAATTAGGCATTTTTCACAAAGTCCATAAAAACGTCTTTTTGTTCTTGCTCTTCAGGTAATAAAGATAAAAGTTGTTTGAGTGTAGCGTTATACTTCGTAATTGTTGTGTTATACGATTTCATTGCAGGGTTTTCTTTAAGATATGACTGTTCACCTTGTGTAAATATATAAGTTGCACCTTGTTTTTTTACTGTTTCTTTAAGTTTTGTCATAGTTTCTTTCATAAAAGTTAATTCTTCAAGTAAATCTAAAGCAATTGCCTTGTTCTCATTCGCTTCTTTATTAATACGTTTTCTAAGTTCATCTAAATTTTTATAATTATATATCTTTCTCATGTTATTCACTTCCTAATTATTAAAAGTAACCCCTAAAATTTTTAAAATCTCGAATGGAGGAAAAGTTAAGTCCAGCACCGGTATCGCCGAAAGCCTATCACTCCGTTGCATATGGGGGATATTAAATTTATTAATCATTCTATTATTTTTTTATAATATTTCCGTTATCATCAAACATCAATTCATCATCAATTGACTTACTTCCAAAATGTTCTTTATTGTGACAATCTATGCATAACGCTTCTAAGTTATCCCAGTTATACGTCATCATTGGATCATCTACATTTGATTTATTGAGCCATATTTTATGATGACAAATATCTGCTAAACCTCCACAACGCTCACATATATAATTTTGTGATTGCATATAAGCATTTCTGCACTTCTTCCATGTATTAGACCTATAAAATGAACGTGAAATACTTCTAGTCATTGTAATTCAGCCCTAACGCTTTAAGTGACATCAATAATCCGTCAATTGTTCGTTTTAAACGTTCAGAATCTTGTGTTTGTGGATCAAACCACAGTTGTAAGATGAATTTAGCTGTTGTTTGTGCCAATGGTACATTATCATCAAGCCATGTGCGACCAGTTGTAATATATAGATAATTTGGTATAGCTTCAATAAGTGGCTCGATAATATCATCATTGAAATCACCGTCAACTCGTAATGCTTCACGACCTTCTTCTAAACTAATAATCGTTTTGTGCATATACTCACTTCCTTATATTTAATAAAAGGACACCAGCTACTTACTGATGTCCTAACTGTTCTATATCGCTTATGCCTCAGCTGATGTAGTAGACAACTTAACAAACGCCTCATCAACTAACACGCGTGTATCAGCAATAGCCATAGCTCTATAATCTACTAAACCGCTTCTGAATGATGACTCTCTTGATTGTTCAAGCATAACGCCTTCTGGCAAGTTATAGCCCATATAATTGAAGTCACCTAAGATAATAGTGCCATCTTCGATATTGTCATCAATGACAACCTCTTTACCTAAGATATGACCTACTGTTTCATTTTGTGCGTCTGTGATAAAGATAGGACGATTGTTATTATCCATGACACTATAAACTGTGTTGTATAATGTTGCGTTACTCATAGCGAATTTAGAATTAGCTGAGTAGCCACGTTTTAATAATGCTAATGCTTTAGCAAAGTCTGTATATTGTCCTGTCATATCAAATGAGTTTGAAGCATTCCATGTGATACCGGTTAAGATACCTTCACCTTGATTTACACCTGTACCATTAATTAATGCATAATCAATTGTTTCTACTACTGCATTAGTTAGTTCTTCTACTAAGTAACTTTCAAATGCTGAGATACTCATTGTTTTAGCTTTCACTGAGATTGAGAATACTTTTAAGATTTCATTGCCTTCAAATTGTACAAATGCTGTATCAGGCTTTTCTGCTTCTACATATTCACCTTCTGTATGCCACATTGCACGATCTGTTGGCGTACCAATTGGAATACGAATCTTTGTAGGCATATTGAAGTTTCTCACATGAGCAATCAGTCCACCTTGAGTACGTGCCTTTTTAATTACTTCATTTAAAGTTTGTTCGGGTAACACTGCTGATGAATTACTAGATGAAGCAAAGCTATCTGCACGATGTTCGATGTCTTGTTGTTCCATTGCTCTATTGAATATACGTTGTTCTACATCTGAAAGTTTTTGTCCTAACATTGTTTTGAAGAACGCTGAACGATATTCATTTGAGCCAAAGATATTTTCTTTAGGTACTTCATTTTGTCGTGTGAAGTTCATATTAGTAATTGGATTGAATGAACGTTGCTCAGTTGATTCATTGCCTGATTTTTCTTTATCTTGAATATTTTGTTTAGCTTGATTTAAGCCCTCAATCTCAATATTAAGTTTAGTCACATCTGCATTAGGATCGTTGTCAATTGTTCCTTTAATTTGTGCTGCACGTGTTTCAATTTCTTCTAATGACGAGTTTCTATAATAGTTAAATGCTTCTTGTACTGTTTTAAACATAATTATCTAATCTCCTTAATGAATAGTTTATTTAAATTGATTTTTGCTTGATTGATTTGTTGTTGTCGTATTTCTGCTTCTTGCATTTCACTTCTTGCCTCTACTGACGTTTCAGCATAAGCAGGGAAATTCACGACTGAAAACTCTAATACCTTATCTATCTTGTTGATAGTTCTTGTTCTTGTTTCCACATCATAGTCAAAGCCTTGACTACTACACGTGAAACCGAATGACATGCCTGTCATATCGCCCCGTTTTACTGCCGTATAAACAGAGCGTGCTTCTTCGGTATTAGGTAAGGTTGCCCGAATGTGCAAACCTACATCGCTAGTCCACACTTTCATTGTCTTAGGTGCTTTTGCTAAAGGTAATCTATTTTGGTCGTGTGATACTAACAGACGTGTATCATTCAGATTTACACCGTCTAATGCATTACGCTTAATGACTTCGGTATATGAGCCATTAGATGTATTAATGAGTGCAGGTTTATTAAATACGATTGGTGTACCTTCTAGCACAAGTTCATCATCTGAATGATCTGTTTTGATTTCTGCACTTCTAATTTCCTTCATTCGCTTGTCCCTCCTTATTCTGCATTTGATACGCATTGGCGATTTTCTTATCTATATAGTTAAGTGATTGAATCCGTTCATCACCATTTTCCACACGTGGTAAATTGAGCAAGTCTAACGCTTGATTGATACTTAACACGCCTAGTGGTAATAACTCTTTAATCACGTTTGTTTTCGATTGAGTGTTAGCATATTGTAATTTAGAAGCCTCAAATATAATCCGATTGGCAAATGCCTTTTCACGTTCAGTAAATATCTTTTCAGTAAGTTCTGATGATATTTGTATAGCGAATGGCTCTATAATTGATTCAAAAAATGCTTGCCAACCATTCTCATCATATGAGCCATTAACGATTGATTCATTGATTCCTAGATAGTCGTATATCTTTTTCTTCACGACTTCCATTTGAGGTGTATCTATTTGAACATCAGTAGGCTTTAACGGTGTGTAGTCAATCATATTATCCAATGTGATAACGCCACCGTTATTACTCATTGATAAAAATTCTTTCATAAAATTTTCTTTATATTCTTTTAGTTTTGAATCTGATAATGTTTGATTATATTTAACCAGTCCTCTAATTTGTGCCGAGTTCTTAATGGCTTCACGCATGCCTTCGTTTTGAGTATGTGCCAACTCAATAGATGACATAATAGCGTCATTGTTATCTCCTAATAGTTCATTGCCATTAAAGTGTCGTCTTAATATGGCTACTTCACTAATATGGAAATACACTGTTTTTCCGTCTTTGAATAAGAATTTAATATACATTTCATCAGTTTTATCTACCACATATTCAACGCTTGCTGGTGTCAAAGGATATAAGCCTGTTAAGTTGCCTTTGCTATCTTTTTGTACAAGTATGAACGCGTTGTTAAATAAAAAGTATTGTGTTGCGACTTTATACAAAAAGTCAAAACTACTCATATATGGATTAGGTCTATCTTGCAATATCCGATTAAGTTTAGAATATCGGTTTGCCTCATTTTGATTATCGACCACATGCTTACCTGATAGCTTAGCGATATGCCGAGCAATAGAATCTACTGCTGATCTATATATATCACTTTGATAGGCGTCACCAGTAAATTGTGAGAAGCCACTAAATCCAGTATTGAGCATTTCATAGTTTTTCCGTTGTCCTTCTCGTATCTTGTCTAATCCTAATAATTTATCAATTAACTTTGGCAAATTTCAATCCTCCTTTAAGAACACTTGTTCTACTTTTTACAATTAAGGGTACATACGTTCGTTATTTTAGTTAAATTATACCACAAAAGGCTCTATGAAGCCAATTGTGGTAAGTTGTTATGCTGCTTTTGTATAAATTGCTGTAAATGTTACTGGTATCCAACAATCTTGTTTTAAATCTTTAATTGTTTTCATTACTGGTAAATCTAAAGTTTTTCCTTCTAAGAGATAAACTGTTGGTGACACAACATTCATAATGACATAGCCATCTCTTTTTAATTCAGAAACTACATCAAATGCTTTTTTATTCCAATCAGCCCAAAATATTACTTTTTCACTTTCCCCACTGCAATATACTCCTTTACCTTTATAATTAAATTTAAGTTTTTTAAATACTTCTTCGATTTCTATAAATGTTGTTTCTGGATTTCTTTTTATATAATCAAGAATATATTCTTTTACTTTTCGTTTATTCATAATAAGTTCCTCCTGTCTTACTCAGTCACATATTTATAAGACACTCTCAATCCCTACTGTCACAAGGTATGTTCCCTTTTCCGTCTTATTGTCTTACTGTTTTTAGTCCAACACTTCTAAAATTTATAACACTGTCTCACCTTGCATATACTATATATTTAATCTTTTGAGTGAATAAGTATAAGACAGTAAGACAAAACTCTGTGATTACTACTGTTTCTAAGGTTGAGCGTTGTCTTACTATTGTCTTATCATTGTCTTAATAGTTATTAATAAGACACTTTTCACTTTAGTTTATAAATTTTTATAA